GATGATGTCGCCTAGACCAGTGAAATCAAGAAACGCCGACACCGCGCCAGCCACCGTCTCGATAACGCCCCCGATGTATTCGACGCCAGCCTCGTACAACTTCTGAAAGGCAGCAACGACGATCGTCCCGATACGCTCACCGTACTCAACGACCTGCGCGATGCCCTGAACGAATGCGTCGACGAACGGCTTTACGGCTTCCTGAATCGCGCCGATGTTTTCCGCGACGACCCCGAGCGGCGTGAAACTAACGAGGAAAGATGCAACAGCCTCGCCCGTCCCCTGAACTGCCGAAAGAAGACCGTAGAAGGCATCGCGAGCCGGTGACAGCGACTCGCTGATCGCGCTGACCACGGTTCCGAACGGCGCTAAGACCGCGCCGATTGTTCGCCCGATGGCGCCGATGCCCGACAGAAACAGTTCTATGAATCTTCCTATTTCAGTGAGTACGGGTTCAAGAATCTGGCCGATCGGCTTCACGATCGCCGTGATGCCGCCGACGAACTCCGCAGAGCCACGGGCGATGCCGTCGCCCAATCCAGTGAACGGCAGAATGAGTGCGCGGCCAAGGCCAGATGTTGACGTGTTCAGCGCCTCAATGCTCGCGTCGAGTTGACGAAAATTAATCTTGTCGAACTCTGAAAGCGTTGCGAAGTACCGCTTCATGTCAGATTCAGTATCGGCGATGCTCCGGAATGTCGGAAGCAGCGCGAGCCCTTGCTTGCCTAGCAACTCCTGCGCGACGGCAGCACGGCGAGCCGGGTCTTCGATCTCTGTCAGCGCGGCTGCAACGCGCTTATACAGTTCTTCGGGAGCCTGCGAAGCCAAATCTTCGGCAGAGATTCCGATCTGCGCAAAAGCAACGCGAACCTTTTCGCTCGCCTTGTTCGTCGTGTCACCGGCTTCGTTGATCGACTGCAAGAAACCCTTGAATGAAGCCCCAACAGCCGACAGCGAACTACCGGAACGCTTTGCGGCTTCGTCGAGCGTCTGAATGAACTCGAAACTCGCGCCGATCTTGCCTGCTTCGCGTTCCAGTTCTTCCACTTGATCGGACAACTGAAGAAGGTTTTGCGTAACGGCAGTTGCGCCAGCGCCAAAAGCCGCGATGCCAGCGACGGCGAGCCCAATGGGGGACGTCAGTGTGGCGAACGTGCTGCCAAGCCCTTGAAGAGCCGCCGCCGGGTTGGCTATCAGTTTCTCGACGCCGCCAATAGTTGAAGCGAAGCCGGAGATTCTTCCTGCCACGTTGCCGATCGGCCCCGGAAGCAGAGAGAAGAAACCGCTCAGTTCGTTGAACTTTAGGCCAGCATCTTCAGCCCTGTCGCCAGCGTCTTCAGTAGACTTCGATGCCCTGTCAAGCGTATCAGCGGCTTTCGCTGCGGCTTTATCGTATTGCTCTTGCGTCAGTCTTCCGGCTTCAAGATGGCCGTTTAGATTCTGAATCGTCTCGTCATACTTCTCCTGCGCAGTAAGCGAGCCCTCAATTATCAGCGCGGCGTCGGCGCGAGCCTTGGCAAGTTCCCTCTCCGCTGCTTCTGCCTCTGCCTTCGCGCCTGTCGCGTCCTCCATGGCGCGCGCGTATGTCGTTTCGTCGATAGCACTTTGCGCTAACAGTTCGCCAAGTTTTGCGACCGTCTCAGCGCGCTTCTCTTCTTCTGTCTGATACTGCTTCGTTATTTCGGCGCCTTCTTGGAACGTCTTCGTGACGATCTCAGATTGCGTTGCAAGATCGTTGAGCCCTGCGGCGAATTCTTGCGTTGTCATCCAGCCGTCGCGAAATGCTTGGGTCAAAGACCCCGCAGAATCGACGATCACTTGCATCGCGTTGGGGAGTTTCCCCGTAGCGGAATCGCGAAAAGAGTCGAAGTATTTAGCGGCAGACTCGGCGCCCCTGCCGAGTTTCTGTATCGCTCTTTCGGCTTCAGACAGGCCGGAAGACAGGCCCGACGTGCTGGCCGACAACTGCATCGCAAGACCGATCGCAGTCGCCACGTTACTTTCCCAAGTCTTGCTTGATTCGCGCCAGTTCTTCGAGCATCTGAATAGGATGCTGCGGTGGCTTCATCACGGGTATGAAGTCTCTTGGCTTCGGCGTTGATCCTCTAGGGCAGTATGGCGCAAGAACCGCAGATGCGACCAGACCTGTCTGGTGCCACTCGCCGCCAACGGGCTCGTAATATCTGTGGTATGCCTGCCAGTACGCAAACTCGCGAGAAGACATATTCTCGAACAGGTCTTCGAGACGCATCTTCAAGAATCCGGCCAGACGCATCGCGAAGCGCAGCGTAGGCCGAAGACTTAGTTTTTTGCGAGTTCCTCAACGTCTTTGTCTGACAAAGCGTTGTGTTCCATTGCCTGCTGCCAGAGTCGCGACATAACCTTCGCGCTCTTCTTGGCGAGCAACGGAATGTCTTCGTCAGTGAAGAGCCGATTGCCCTTCGAGTCACAGATGCAGCGCGCGAGGAACTTCGTCCTGAAGTCCTCGACGCCACGACTCTTGTTCAGAATCCAATCGTTCTCGTAGGCATCGCGCTCGCCGACCGTCATGACTCGAATGAAAACAGAGTCGCCCCATTCGGGAACCTTAACTTCGAGAAGACCAAGGTCATCGGCTGCGAGAATCTGATCTTTCGAGAGCGCCATTGAAAGCCTCCTGCTACGAAGTGAACTTCAGTGATACCGTGTAGCGGGTGACACCATTTAGTTCAGCCTGCGCAGAGACAGTTTCAAAGACTGCTTTTCCACTGTAAGCCATTCCGCCGCCAGTGATCGTCAATGTTCCGCGCTTGCCAAAGTTGTTGGTATCAACACCCGTCGCACCAAGGCAGGTGAATGTAACAGAGCCGGGTTCAGCCGTCCACCCGGTTGTAGTCTCGGCGGCGCGGTCTTGCCGCGCGCCGCCGTGCTGCCATGATAGCGCGTTCACTTCAGTAAACGTCGTGGCATTCCAAGTAGCGGTGATCCCGGTGCTATAGGTCGCCACTGGTTTTGCTCAATCAATGCGGAATGAAGCGTTCCCGCGAATCACTTCGTTCAGCGACAGCGTGATGCTGCTCGAAAGGCACGTTGCGTTTCCACTCAAAGTCAACCCACCGGAAAGCGAATACGTTCCGGTTGTTCCGCCCGTAATCGCGTTCGTGCCGATGTAGTCGATCTGAATCTCCTTGCCCGTCTCGCCGCCAGTTGCACCGGAAAGTGGGCGGTTCTGAAAAAGAAGTTTCGCGCCGGTCGTTAGGCCGAGATGCGAGATGTCGATCTGATCGGTCGCCTCGCCGGTATCAGTAAGGTTGTAGACCAGATTCGTGATCGTGAAAGCCGTCCCCTTGAACGAGAAAGATGTTCCTGACGAATCATGAGGCGTCGAAGCCATGTTCTACAACTCCTGCCAGAGAATGTTGAAGGTCTGTGTTACTTGATACACGGGCGGGAGTTCGCCGCCCTCTAGTGTCGCGAGCCCGTCAGATTCAAGGTCTAACGTAATTCGCTTCACTTCTATACCATAACTTGAACTGCCAAGCCCGTCCAGCGCTGTGCGGCATATGTCAGCGATCTCGCGACAGTCGATGTACGATACCCCATAAATAGTAAGCGACACCGTAACCACTGGCGCGCCAGCCACGGCAAGAGCGCCGAGCGTTGCGCTTCGCGTGATGCTGTTTCTTTCGTACACAACAAAAGGGACGGCGGCAGAGGCCGGTGCCAGCACTGGGAACACGCGAAACCCTGCGCGCAGAGCGAACAGCGGGTTCGTGACGAGCATTCTGTAAAGAACGCGCTCTGGTGATTTGAATAGGCTCATTTGGATGCGAATGTGTCCCGTGAAGCCATTTCGATTGCAACTGCCATCGACTCTTCAAGAACCGCTTGGCAGGCAGTGCGCGACTGCTGCCACGCTCGCTTGATCGGTGCATATGGCCGAACGCGACCAAGACTCACTGTTGACCCCTTTGCGGCCCTCGCGAAGAACGCGACCGGGTACTTCGGCTTCAGAACTGCGGGCTTGAACATGCGCCGCATCCTTCCGCCTTTCTGATACTTCTGCTGAACGACCGTGAACCCGGCGCGTCGAGTGTTGTTGTTCTTGAAAGAAGACGCAATGTTGGCGACCTTCGTCTTTCTTTCTTTCGTTCCGAACTCAATAAGGCCAGCGTGAAAAGCCGCCTCATTGCTTCCGCCGGGTGGCACTTTCTTGCCGGGGACAGCCGCGAAGCCGACGAGCGCGACGGCGCTTCCCGTCCTTGTGTAGCGCTTCACCTTTGTCTTGATCGCGCGACGAAGATTTCCGGTGACTTTTCCAAGCGCGCCGACGTTAGCCCGAAGCGCCTTCTCTGCTGGTTCTGCCGCCTGCTTGACCGCAGAGCCGATGTACTTCGCGGCGAGCCGGGGGCCGAACGTGCGCAGACGAGCGACCAACTCTTCTAGCGGCGGCTCCCATTCGAGGAACAAGCCTTCATCTTTGACATACATCAGATGTTCTCCGAACAGATCAGTTCGTGTTCGCTTCTGTTGTTGTGTTCGAGAAGGCTTGTGATTTCG